AGCGCCAAGCGGCAGATATTAGGATACATACTGCCACGGATGACGGGAAGGTCGACGGTGAGCCAGTGCTTCTAACGCGGTCTGAATTAGCCGAGAAGCGCCGGAAGATGGGACCGTACACATTCGGTTGCCAGATGCTTCTGGACCCCAAGGCGGACAGCGTACAGGGGTTTAAGGTCGAATGGCTACGGTTTTACGGTACTGGCGGCGGTGCGGTAGAGAGAAAGAAGAAAGCCGCCGGGATGAACATTTATATTCTAGTCGACCCGGCAAACGACAAAAAGAAGAAGTCTGATTACACGGCAATGGATGTCTTGGGCGCGGGTACAGACGGGAATTTGTACGTTTTAGACTTAGTTCGAGACAGGCTTTCATTGGGCGAAAGGACCGCGAAACTGTTTGAACTGCACCGATTCTGGAAGCCAGATAGACAAACGATCACCACGGGGTATGAGAAGTACGGCAAAGATGTGGACATCGACCATATCATCGACAAGATGGACGACGAAACCTACCACTTCGATATCATACCTTTGGGTGGGTCGATGGCGAAGAATGACCGTATACGTCGGATGATTCCGGACTTTGAGCAGGGAAAGATATGGTTCCCGAAGGTTCTTTTCTACGTCACCCATGAGGAACAGTCGATCGATCTAGTCAAGACTTTCACCGAAGAGGAGTATGACCCCTTCCCGGTGGGCGAACACGATGACTCTTTTGATGCCCTGGCGAGGATTAAGGACCTGAATGTGGTGTATCCGATGCCGATGCCATCACAGCCTTTAAGAATTCCTAACAGGAAGAGGATTTGACGATGCCTGATAAACTTGCAGTCACAAAGAAACCCCCAGCAGAATTGGACGCTGAGAGAGTCGTCCGGTGGAAGAAGCAGATTGCTGACGATGCCGACCACTTGAAGAATCAGCGCCAGAAAGCGAACGAGGATTTGCGGTTTATATACGCGGATGGTGGCATGTGGGAGGAATTCCTTGAAGAGGTATTCACGGAGGACAGGGTCAAGCTTCAATTGGATATCACCACACCGTACAAGAACCGATTCATCGGGGAATACAACAATAATCGTATCGGGGTTGACTACCAGCCGGACGAAGAAGCGGCCACGGAAAAAGATGGCAAGCTTTTGAGTGGCATCAGGAACAAGGACTTTCGGGATCATTTCGGCAAGATGGCCCAGGATAATTGCGTCGATGAAGTGGCGACCTGCGGGTACGGATGCTACAAGCTGGCGACCAAATTTGAGGACGAAGAAGACCTGGAAAACGACAATCAGAGGGTTATCTTTCACACCATCTACGAAGCCTACAATACGGTGATCTGGGACAGAACGTCGAGACTGATCAACAAGGCCGATGCGAGGCGGGTCCATGAGTTAGTCGAATTCACGCTGGAAACATTCGAGGAGAACTGGCCGGGAAAAGTGGCGACATCCGCCTACGTTCCCGAGGATTTGAGGGACTTGAACGAAGACGGGGGAGTCGGGGACAATGTCTTTATTGCCAACAGATACGAGATAGTCAGGCGCAAGGTTCCGGCATTTATTTACATGAATCTGCAAACAGAGGAGATCGAGGTTTATTTCAAGGAGGACCACGAAAAAGCCAAGGACGAACTGGCGAGGGATGAGAAGCGTCGGTTTATCAGGGAACGTATGATGATCCGCCAGCATGTCGAAAAGACGGTATTTTCCGGCACAGAGATTTTAGAGAAGACCCGGAGGATTCCTGGCAAGTGGATTCCGATTATACCGATGTACGGGTTCCGGGGGTTCGTCGACGGACAGGAATGGTACAAGGGGCTAGTCCGGGGTCTGAAAGATGCGCAGAGATTATTCAACGTGCAGATATCGCAGTTAGTGGAGAATGCCGCAACCGGGAACCAATCACTGCCGATATTCGACCCAATGCAAATGATCGGGGATGTCGCGGCAACCTGGGAGGATTTGAACAACAAAGCTTATGCCCTGGCGCATTCGTTGAAGGATTCAGAAGGCAAGATCGTTCACTTTGGGCCTCTGGGATACACGAAGCCAGCCGAACTAGATCAGGCTACGGCGGCATTAATGCAGATCGTTCCGCAGTACATTCAGCAGGTCACGGGCGGAGCGCCACAGGATACGCTGGACCCGAACATTTCCGGCAAGGCGATTCAGGCATTGCTCAAACGGGAGAACCGGGACACCCAGGACATGATGGACAATATCTCTAATGCGGTCGAGTGGGAAGGCACGGTCTACCAAGCTATTGCCGCAGATATTTACAATACTCCAAGACTCATGCGGACATTGGGCAATGACGGAGTCGAGGGCAGTACCAGAATATTCGAGCTAATTTTCGATGATGAGTCCGGCATGGTGATCGAGGCGAACACGGTCGGCGGCAAGAAATTCAAGGCATATTCCGAGATTGGGCCTCAGTACGATTCCGAGCGGGAGCAGATGGTCGAGGAACTTAAAGGCATGGCCGATGTGGTCAAGGAAACCGAAGTCGCGGGCAAATACATGCCTGCCATCATTGCCTTGCTCATGGAGAATATTACCGGACCTGGCACCGATGCAATTAAGAAACTGGTCAGGCAGGACTTGATCATCATGGGTTTGGTCGATCCGGAGACGGACGAAGAGAAACAATTCCTGGCCCAGGCTCAGCAGTCCCAGCAGGAGAAGGACCCGCAGGCCCAACTAGCCGAATCACTTGCCGAGCAGGCATTGAGTGAAGGCAGGGAGCGGGACAGCAAGGCCCAGGTGAATGTCGCCGATGCAATCAAGAAGACGGCAGAGACGCAGAAGATTTTAGAGGAGATCGAAGGAGCGAAAGTGTCGAATCTCTTGGAGATTAGGCGGCAGATTTTAGGAGGCATTCAAGGACTACCATTGAAGAAATAACAGGAGGAAAACCATGCCACACGGAGCATTGGTAAATAGTAGGGAACCGAAGAAAGCTAAGCAAGTGACCGGCGAAAAGAAGAAGTTGCAGAAGTTGAAGGAATTAAAGACGGTTAAAAAGGAAATCAAAAAGTTCTTTAAAGCCGACGACAGAAGGTTCAAGGCGCAGGATAAACTTTTCACCAAAGAGCGGAAGCTGAAAGAACAACTCGGGATTGAGTGATGAAGAAGTCCAGAGGTTCAAACAAAAGCCCAGAGAATAGAAGCACGGACGCGATGCTGATTGATTTATTAGAGAGGGTTAAAAAGTTAGAAGCCATAGCCCACAAGCAGGGTGTCCTGAGTAAAGAGCAGGTCATTGTCACAGTGAATGATTATCCTCAAGGAAGCGGCGGAGCATGTTGAGTGATGGATGAGAATGCAGGGTTTGACAGAGAATTCCTAGAATATTTGGAGGAAAACTATCTGAAACACTTCGAGAAGGAAAGGGTTTTACAGCAAACCCCAGAAAGTAAGCCAATCGATTGGGACTCGGAGCTTGAGCGGTTGGTAGCGGATGGAGAATGACAGGGGATTAATGGGGTCCCCTGCCATCCGTCGGTTAGATGTTATGTTTCTCTCTAATGGCGGAGCAGATCACTTGAGCCTGTGACCCTCTGCCCCACTGCGATGGGTAGTCTTTGACATCGAGGAAGGATGCGAGGCGGTAGAGAAAGGACAGGTTGTAAATCCCTTTGCAGGTTTTTAGCTCCTGGCCGTTTTTAAAGATGGCCGATTTGTAGTCATTACCAGATTTGTAGTTGTGGTCGAGGCCATCGAGCAGATCGTAGGGAATGCCAAGTTCGATATAATATTGCGGGGCCATGATTGAATGACCGTCCCCGTCCAATAATTCAGGGTTTGCTTTTAATGCTTTGAGGATAATTGCTTTCATGGGTTTTTTCCTTTCTTTGATTGTGGGTAGTGTAGCTCAATTTGGGCGGCGTGTTCATAAGTACATGCCAGCCAGTGACGATGTTGCTTGTCGGTCCTATGCGGGCAGGGCCGGAAGTGCGGCCGAAGGACCGAGACTCCCTTTCCGCAGACTCCGCAGTATTGCGGTTGATCGTACATGGGATTTTCCTCTGTTTAATGTTAAAGAACAATTTTCACTTACACACCCATTATACCATATTGCCTTTTTGAGAATGGCCGATAAGCCAGCACTGGCGCGGGTTTCCCGGTGGCGCCATTAAATGAGGCAGTGAGAGGCACGAAATAAAAATGAAAAAAAAGCTTGACACGGGTTTTGACCATTTTGAGAACGGAGTCGGATAATGGCAGAAAAAAGGGAAACAGAACTGATTGCCCAGGCGCGGAAGGAAAAGGCGAAAGCGAGTGAATATACCGGCAGGCCGTTGCCACGCAATATCCGGCGGGCATTGGAAGCCGGGGACTGTGTGCGGACGGAGCTATGTATTGCCCAGGCGAAAGACAAGGGCTGGACGGAAGATGAATTGAATGCCGCGTTTGATTGGTATTTGTTGTGGGTCAAAGCAAAAAATAAAGTGCCGCAGGAGGCAGTAATGGCGGAACCGGAACCGACTATAAACTAATGGAAAAACTATTTGATTTGCTGTTACGATTAGTTAAGCAGGGGTGGACAGGCAAGATCACTCTTCACTTTTATTTAGGCAAACTAAAGAAAGTCAATGAGGAAAAGGAAGTTAAGATATGAAATTATTCGATAGATTAATCAAATTAGGGTGGGCGGTAGCGAGGTATGAAAATCTCTTTGCTATAGGGAAAACGCCTAACCAAGCGTTCGGGAGGTTAGGAGCGAAGTATGTGAATTGGCCGGACACTAGAAAAAGGAAGCACCAGGAGTAACATTAAAATAAACTAAATAGTAAACACAGCGACCAATACAACGTAAGTCCTGTTTGGAGTCCAATGGCTCCGGGCAGGGCTTTTTTATTTTCCGCCTACGGGGCGTTAAACCGGGGCCGACTAGGCCATCCTCTAAAACCATGTTCGAGGTAAAACCATGAGCGAAGAATCAGCGAAAGACGACCAGGAAAACTTGGATGAATTGGATCAGGAGAATTTGCAGGGCGACGACGGAGTAGCTACCGATCAAGACCCTGATCTTGGAGAAGGCGAAGAAGAAGGCTCCGAGGATACTGAATCCGGTGAAATGGAAGTGTTTCTGGAAGGCGAGGAGTCGCGACCTCAAAAGAAAAAAGAGAAGACTTTTCAAGACAGGATTAATCGGAAGAACCGCCAGATGGACAAGGCGGTGGGTGCGGAGAAAGACAGGGCCGACAATGCGACGCGCAGGGGTGACGTTTTGGAAGAAGAGAATAAGCTTCTCCGAATGTCCAACGATCAACTCAAGCAACGCACTGCCCCGGTCAAACCAAACCCCGATGACTTTGACGAGGGCTTTTCCGATCCGAAGTATGTTGAGCAAAAGGACGAATACGACGACTATGTAATCGACAGGAAAGTTGATGCAAGGATAGCCAAAACCGAAAAGGTCATTGCCCAAACAGCCTCAAAGACTGTGAAGACCCAGGACTTTGAAACGAAGGCCAGGGAGCATTACAAGAGGGCCGATGAATTGAAGGCTACTGATTTTGGCGATACCGAGGACAAGGCAATCGAGGTCATGGGACAACCGATGGTAGACGATATCATCACGATTTTCCCGCACTCCGAACGCCTGCTTTATTATCTTGGGAAAAAGCCAGAGGAAGCGGCTGAATTGAAATTGCAAATGGACGTTAATCCTGCGATGGCGGTCTTTAAATTAGGCGAGATCAATGCAAAACTTAAAATTCGCCGAAAATCCCGCGATGCCCCGAATCCGGACGAAGCAATGCCGGGTGGAGGCGTACCGAGCAAGAGATTGCGCGGCCCTAAAGGGGCAACGTATAAATAAAGGCTGAATCATGGCTAACAATTTCGACAGTAACTTTACTCGAAAGCTGGCAAGGGTGTTTTTGGAGAAGTTCGAATCCGCAAGGATTTTGTCCAGAAATGTAGACACCCAATTGCTGGCCGGAAAGTTTGCCCCTGATACGGGCGATAAGGTGGACTTTAAACGGCCCACCGACTACACGACCAACCGTGATCCTACCGGCGATCTGACATCCGTTACGGCGGACTCGATTATCACTGGTAAGGCGACCGGGACGGTTCAGGATTACTTCACCGTTTTTGTGGATTATGACGAAGCGGATGAGGCGATCAAGATGGATCAGTTGGATCAACTCCTGGCACCGATGGCGACGAGAATCGTTGTCGATCTGGAAGTTGATTTTGCGGCCTTCATGCTCAAGAATGCTGGCCTTTTATCTGGAACCTATGGCACTGCGGTAACGACTTGGTCGGATGTCGCCAGGGCCGGGGCCACGATGGAAGCCAGAGGCATTCCGAAAGATGGCGGATGGACGTATGCGGTTAATCCGTACACGCAATCCGTTCTGGCCGATATCCAACGGTCTTTAGGTTCCGGTGGTAAATCTGGCGATGATGTCCAGAGCGCCCATAAAATGGCGACCATCACCGAGAACTTTGCAGGGATGCGCGTATTGAGCGCGGTCACTCTTCCCACTCTAACAAGTGGCGCGGGAGCCGACCGGGCAGGGACATTGAGTGGTGCGCCTGACGTTACTTATGTGACGGCCAAGGACACGATGACCCAAGCACTCGCAGTAACCGCGATGGATGCCGCACTGCCGATTAAAGCTGGCGAGATTGTCCAGATCACCGGACGAAACCAGTTGAATCTCAGCACACGGCAACCTATCGTTGATGAAACCGGAGCGAACATCCTGCACACAGCAGTTGTCACGGCAGACGTTACTCTGTCAGGCGGCGCGGGGACTCTCGTTTGTTCAGGTCCCGGTCTGTTTGAAACCGGGGGTGCGCATAACACAACCGACACAGCCATTGGTTCTGGCGATGTCATCACCCTTTTGGGAACGGCTTCTACATTGCAACAGCCAAATATGTTCTGGCATCGCAAGGCTTTCTCAATCGGTTCTGTGCCGATCAAGAAACTGCATTCAACGGACACTCTTGCCACCACGGAAGACGGTTTGATGATGCGGATTTCCAAAGGCGCGGATTTTATCAAGAACAAACAGCAGGTGCGGTTTGACTTCCGACCCGCCTACTCTGTATTGAATCCTTTCTTTGCAGGGCAGGGTTGGGGTTAAGACCTGCTAAAGTTTAGGCCGAGGCGGTCTAAAACGGCTACCCTCTCCGGTTTATATGGGGCCGGAGGGGGCCAGCCTTTCACCAATTTGGAGGAAATTATGGAAAAGATATTATGGATCAGGCCAAGTGGCTCGGAGATAGAAACAAACGACAGCAAGGAAGTGATTGCACACGCTAAAAAGGCGGGCTGGGTGCGGGCGGATGGAAGCGATGACGAGCTGGTAGCGGAAACGTGCGAGGATAAAGGCGAGGAAAACTCGTCTCCGGTTTTACATTCACGGGACGATGCTCCGGTATATGACCCAGGACAAGCGTTAAGCGCGGGCAAGGAACTACCGGAAATGAAGGCAGGAAAGGTAAAACCTAAACAATAAGGTGGCGCTATGAGTACCGGAACAGAAATTGTGGAAAATGCTTACGGGATGATCGGGGTGCATTCTCTAGCGTCCCCGGCAGACCCCGAAGCGATTGCAAAAGGATTTAAGCGGTTGGATAAAATGTTGCAGACATGGCTATCTTTGGGCATTGATCTTGGTCACTGCCCGATTACCACGGCGGGAGAGGAGATAGGAGAACCGCCTGACGCGACAATTGCCATCGAGGAAAACTTAGCGATCAAGTCGGCTCCATTTTTCGACAACGGCAGGGTAATCGTTTCCAAAGACTTGAAAGACAATGCTAGGAACTCATACGATGAAGTTTATCGGCTTTTCTGGCGGGGGAGTATCCCGACAAAAGTAATATCAAGCACCGTGCCGATGGGCGAAGGGAATTCGCAAGGGCAATGGAGCCGTACATTTTTTAGGCGTGGAACTAAACTCAAGAACTAGAGGCTGATCAGTTATGAGTCGCATACCTTTTCCATTGGGGCATGAAGGTTCTGAAAGCCTTCCGCAGACCCGGCAAACTCTTGTCAATTGTTTCAACAATGGCAAGGGGACCATCCTTTCCAGGCCGGGAATAACCCAATTAACCACGACCTCAAAGGTTGCCAGAGGACAATTCGAGTGGAACGGTAATTTATATCAGGTCGTCTCGAATGATTTAATCAAGATCACCAATACGGACACGGGGGCAAATTCCCTCATCGGCACAATTGCCGGAGCCGCACCAATCGAGACGGCTGTGGGGTTCAATCATGCCGTGATTGTGGTCAGGGGTGGGCAACTATACACACTTTCCACCACGGATGTTCTGACCGATATCACCGCGAACAGTAACTTTGTTTCCTGCGTAGATGTCACGCACATCAAAGGCCGGTTCGTTTATATTCCGACGGATGGGTCGGTCGCATTCTTCTCAGAAGTCGACGCGGCAGGAACGGTATTGGCCGCAAGCTTTTTCGATTCCGAAGAGTTGCCGGACAAAAACAACTCATGTTTCAATTTGAACAACACACTTTACATCGGAGGAACAGACTCGATTGCTCCGTTTCGGGATACCGGCGCGTCTCCGGTCCCGTATCTAGCGATTCCCGGCGCACTGATCAGGAATGGATACATCGGCGCATTGCTCGAACAGGAGTTGACGTTTTATTTCATCGGCAGGAAGAAGGACCACGGCGCGGGGATTTTCCAGGTCGGCGCAGGGCAGGCCCCTAAAATATCGAATGAAAGAATTGACCTGCTTCTGACGACCTACACGGACGCGGAACTTGCGGACATTATACCGGGCAGGATCATCTGGCGCGGGTACGATATTTCCACGTTTGAGTTTCCCCGAGATTCTATAGGCTTTTTCAACGGGCAATGGTTCATCTTGGAAAGGGTAGACAACGGCATTTCGAGGCCATGGGGCGGCGGATATATTACAGAATTCGAGGGCGAGTATTTCACTGCGTTCAATGACAAGATCGGGAAGTTTGACACGGTCAACTTGGATTATGCCGACCCGGTAACAAAGATCATTGGAGTGGCCGCGCAACAGGGAGATGTCGAGCGCGTGACCATTCAGAGTTTAGAGATAGGATTTTCCCAGGGATTCAATCCATCGGTCGGTACGGTAGGATTGCGCATGACTAGAAACAACGTCCAGTTCGGCCCGGTGCAATACCTGGACCTTGGAAACATCGGGGAGTATGCAACTAGGTTGCGATGGAATCCGCCAGGTGGGCTGGGTAATTTCGAGGGATTTTTCGGGTTTGAGATTTTCACCACGGAAGATGTCATTTTTTCCGGAAACTTTATTACTGCGAACATAAGACAATGAGCCATAAACTTGTATCGAATCCGGATTGGGGAACCGCCGTTGTGGTGATCGACGGGAAAGAGTATCCTCTTACACAGTTATTTCAGAACTTCTTCGACGACATTGTGCAGAAGAACAACGACCGCATTTCCGGGGTCATCGCAAACCAAGATGTATTCACTGTCGCAACCCTGCCAGCAGTGGGGCCGGTAGGCGCAGAAATATTTGTTAGTGACGAAACGGGCGGGCCGGTTCCGGCATTCAGTGACGGGACCAATTGGCTAAGAGGAACAGACCGGACAATCGTTTCTTAAAATGGAGCAATAAAATGGGTTTCTTCGATACTTTTGCAGGACAATTCGGCTTTGGTTCTTCCGGCTCCGATGCGGCCAGTGAAATACAAAAGCAAGCTGAACTGAGCATTGCCGATATAAAAAAGCAGTTTGGCGAAACAAGCGAAAACATTCAACCGTTTATCGATGCAGGAATCGGGGGACTCGGGGACCTGATACAGTCCGCCACCATTCCCGGCCTGAATGAAAGATTAGGGCAGATATTCAATACAGACATTTTCGGGCAATTGGCAGGTGAAAGGCGAAGCGAGGTTCAAGGAGCGTTATCCTCTGCCGGTCTAACGAGGTCAGGCGCCGCTGTGGAAGAGCTTGGCCGGATTCCGTCCGAGATAGCCTTGTTTATAGAAAACATGCTGGCGGGCCGCACACAGAACCTAGTGGGCGGTGGACAGACCTCTGCATTCAACCTTGGAAACTTCGGCCAGAACGCACAGGGCCAGATTGCGGCCCTCAGAACGGGCATTGGCGAGGGTAATGCGGCGGGGATCGTCACGGATGCCAGCCAGAACGCGCTTGGTCTTAACAATATCGGCGATATTCTTAGCTCATTGGCTCCTTTATTTGCGTCAGGATCAACCGGAGTGCCAGGATTAGACCCGCTTGGTGGAGGGGGAGGAGGAATCAGCACGGCGCTTTCCATCGGCTCTTTGTTCTTTTCCGATCCGCGACTTAAAAAGAATGTTCGTGTAGTCGGCAAAATTGGCAAACTCGATCTGTACGAATGGGAATGGATTGCCGAGGCCAAAGGTACGATTATCGAATTGTCTGGGAAGATGGGGTTTATGGCGGATCAAGTCAAGCGATTATTCCCGCACCACGTTCACGAATTTGGCGGCTACGATCTGATTGATTACGGCAGGGTGCTGACAGAGTTGGAGGCAAAATAATGGTTACTCTAGCGAATGTGACGGGCAAAGATTTAGTACCGGGACTCGGGGAAAGGCTGAATCGCCAGCTTTTGTCAAGGCAGGTTGACTTGAAAGAGCAGGAGTTTTTAGATAAACGGGACCGCGCCGATATCAAGCAGGAAGGAATAAACCTGGCTTTTGAAGTTTTTGATAGGGGGGGGGAATTTAATCGACGGCGGGGTCTGGAACTTCTAGCCACCATTGATCCGCAGGCGGCAACCGCTCTGAATAATATTGTCAAGAGTAACAACGAGGCTGATATCGCAGAGACGGCCCGGACGGCTGACAGGGCATTTAAGGCCAGCGAACATCTTCGCAAAATAAAAGGGGTAAATCCGCTAGATGAAGTTGCGAAAAAACGAGCGGCGGCAGTTGAATTAATCAATCAGCGCATTATAGACGACCAGCCACATGACAAATTGGACAAGATAGCAAATGCGAATACGCTGGAAGAAATGAACCTGCATATCACAAAAATGGGAGCCATCGCCAACGTCGGGTCGGAAATTGCGAAGGAAAGAGTCGCAGAACTAAAAGCGGCGGAAACAGCAATACTTGAAGCACTGAAACCCCCGACAACTAGAACCATTACGAGAGGGGATAAAACGGTCGCCCAACAGTTTAACAGGGATACTCAGAAATTCGAAGACGTAGCCGAAGGCCCCAGGTTCCAAGAGAAGGAAGAAAAACCGCCACTCACTGACATCGGCAAAGCCAGGAAGGACCTGAAAGACAAAAAGATCACGCAAAAGGATTTTGATACTATTGCCGCGACACCGAACAAATTCCAATCCACGATGGGCAAGCTGATAGCCGACCTACAAATAGCCAAGGCGCAATTTGGCAAAACAAGCCCCGAGGCCAAGGCAATCGTAGCGGCCATTAATAAAACGAAGAAAGGGGCCACTGCCACCGTAAAACCGGGAGTATTCAAGTTGCCGGACGACAGCCTGATTAACCACTCTCAATTGTTGTCCCAATACCGATTGGAGAACAATCTTCTCGAACCCCTGCAACTCAGAATCCTTGAGGCGACGAACCCACAAATGGCAGTGAAGGAACGGCAAAAAATTCTTGATGCCCTGCCGTTTAAAGAGTGGGCCAAGGAAAACTTTGGCGTGGATGTGCGCGGCGGGTTTGTGCCGGAAGAGAAGCCAGCAGAAGCATTGCCATTGCCAGCGGACAAAAGTTCGCTAGTGATTGGGCAGACTTACCAGACGGCCAGGGGTGCGGCGGTTTGGGACGGGGAAATGTTTGAATCAGTAGGGGAATAGTATGGCGCGATTTTCTTTTGAAGAGGCGGTAATCGATGATCCCTTGTCCGGGGAACTAGGAGTATTTGAAAATCCTGACGGGTCGAAGTCCACCGAGCGAAGCATTACCGAAGATTTTGACGGGAAGTTTTTTAATTTGCCGCTCTTGGTGGAAGGGCAGATCAACCCCGAAGAACTTGCGCGAGGCAAAAGGCCGAGCGACGAGCAGTTTAATATCGCCGTTGACAGGTTCAAGGCGCGGGGCGGATTCACAAGCCAGCCGGGATTTGGCACTGAGGCGGAAGCTATCGACGCGGCAAGGGCCAGGTCTGATGCAGGCGGGTCTTTCCAAAAGTTTGACGATGCCGGTGGGCGCTTCTCATTCGACGATGCCAGCGGCAACCCGGAAGATAAAGGACTATCTTTTACAGAATTTGTTGATCTCCTCAACGAAGCAGACCCCACACTTAAAGCAACCGTCGGGTTTGCGGAGGTAGCGGCGCAGATGTTCAGCGCCTTTTTTGGCGGTGCGCCATTTGGGACTTTAGCCGGTATTGTTGAAGCTATCGCACAAAAGGATATCAACGCATTCCCAGATGAGTTCCACCAAATACAGGAAGCCCTCACGATTGAACCCAAAACAGAAAAAGGCAAAAAGTTTTCCGAGAATTTAGGCAAGGTCTTTCAACAGTTTTCTGAATTCATCGACAAAACCCTTGTGGAACCGAATCTCAGGGA